TTGATCGTCAAGGTCATACCATTAATACTTGGGCTGACATTCTTAACCGTGCTAACCTTGGTTTTGAAGTGATGCATGAAAGGAACGCCCACAATTTCCCGCTTGATCTTGCAGCAGCATCTACTACTCCTGTAGCAATGATTGCTCCTTCCATTGGTTGATAAATAAATCATTGTCGTGCAAATGAAAACTTGTAGTAAGTGTAAAAATAACTTACCATCTTCTGATTTTTCTCCTGCCAATGGTGGAAAATATTTGAGACCAGAATGTAAAAAATGTGCAAGAGTTTTATCAAAACAAAGAAAACTATTGAAAGAAAAATATGGTTATCCAAATGAAAATCATACTTGCCCAATATGTTTGAGAAATGAATCTCAATTAGTTGGCACAGGTGGAAATGCAAGTATTTGGGTTGTTGATCATGACCATCTAACCAATAAATTTAGAGGTCATATTTGTCATCAGTGCAATAGAGGGTTGGGATTATTTCAGGACGACATTTCAAGATTTAGTAGAGCAATTCAATACCTTGCTGCTGCTGAGACCACTCCTGTGGCTCTGACTGCTCCTGCTATCGGTTAACTTTAAATAAGCAAATGGCTTATTAAAGGAAGTAACTGTTTCTTTTAATTAATTCGTACGTTCAACCTTCGGGTCGCATGTTACCTAGTCATGGAACGGGGGCTAGGTTTATTTTGTACGAACTATGTCTATCAATCTTATTCGTTTCCTTGAAAACCAACGCCGTCGTGCTGAGCGTTATCATACTGATGCGCTTCGCTATCGTGGTGTTGAATACAAGAAGTAATCTGGTGATTCATGAGGGGTTCGATTCCCCTCTTTACTTATTGGTTAGAGCCGGTACGCCGATACCTCTAGCCGCAGCTGTGGCATTGAGACGCCCTAAGATCTCAAGAACTTAATACTCTGGATCCAGAGGAACTTGCTTAAACCTCTTATAAAAAACAATGGCTTTTCAATCTTCTGTAAACCCAGCACAGCTTACTCAGCTGGGTCAATCTAATCTTGCGGGTGATACCCGTGCTCTCTACTTGAAGCTTTTCAGTGGAGAGATGTTCAAAGGTTTCCAACATAACACCATCGCTCGTGATCTGATCATGAAGCGTACTCTTCGTAACGGTAAGTCGATGCAATTCATCTACACCGGTCGTACTAAGAGTGAGTTCCATACTCCTGGTAACAGCATCCTGGGTGACAGCAACAATGCACCTCCGGTGGCTGAGAAGACCATCACTGTTGATGATCTGCTGATCAGCTCCGCATTTGTGTATGAGCTAGATGAAGTTCTGTCTCATTATGACCTCCGCTCCGAGATTTCTCGTAAGATTGGTTATGCTCTTGCTGAGAAGTATGACCGTTACATCTTCCGTGCTATCACTCGCGGTGCACGTTCTGCATCTCCTGTGTCTGCTACTGGTTATGTTGAACCCGGTGGTACTCAAATCCAAGTTGGTACTGGTGCCGGTTCTGAAGCTGATGCCTATGATTCTGTTAAGCTGGTTGCTGCATTCTATGATGCTGCCGCTGCTTTGGATGAGAAGGGTGTGTCGATGGATGGTCGCGTGGCTGTTCTCAACCCCCGTCAGTACTATGAGCTGATCCAAGCTGTTGGTACTAATGGTCTTGTGAACCGTGATGAACAAGGTGATTCTCTGCAGTCTGGACAAGGCATCATCGAGATCGCTGGTATCAAGATCTACAAGTCCATGCATCTTCCTTTCTTCGGTAAGTATGGTGTGAACTATGGTGGTGCTGTTGCTAATCCTGGTAACACTGGCTCCTTCATTGGTGAAACCATCGAAGATGCTTCCGGTGCTACTGCTGGTGTTAACAACGACTACGGTACTGCTGCCGAAGTTGGTGCCACTTCTTGTGGTCTGATCTTCCAGCGTGAAGCTGCTGGTTGTCTGGAAGCTATCGCCCCTCAGGTGCAAGTCACCAGTGGTGATGTTTCTGTTATCTATCAGGGTGATGTGATCCTTGGTCGTCTCGCCATGGGTGCTGACTACCTGAATCCCGCTGCTGCTGTTGAGCTTTATGCTACCAACACTGTGCCTTCTGCATTCTGATCTTTATTTTGGGAGCCTCTTCGGGGGCTCCTTTTTTTTAATTTTTTATTGAGAATAAAACTCATTATCAATTATGCCTTATCCTACTACTGGCCCAAACACCGAATTACAAGCTGTTAATCAGATCCTGGCGTCAGTTGGTCAGGCACCTGTAAACACGTTGACAACTGAAACTACATACGTTCAAGAACAAACCGGTAGCTTTATTGGTTCTATTACTGGTACTGTATTGAGTACTGATGAAGTACTAGACATGGGTACTTTTATTTCTGGTACTGGTGTAACCATGAATACTAGTGTTGTTACAGCATCATCTCCTAGTGCTACATCTTTTGACTATGACTACACACTTAACTTGTCGTCTAGTGCAACTGGTAACATTACACTTAACAAAGCTGTAGTTTCATATAGAGTAGAAACTCAAACCAACCCGGACGTTGCGATTGCTTATAATACTTTAACAGAAGTCACACGTGAAGTACAGTCTGAAGGATGGGTTTATAATACAGAACGTAACTACACAGGGTTCCAACCTGAAGTAAGTACTAAAAAAATTACTGTACCTAATAATGTAATCCAAGCAGATCTCAGCCAAGACCACGTTAATAATCTTGGTCGTAATATCGTGAAGCGTGGTGGTAATGTTCTTTATGACACCATTACTCATACTGATGTATGGGATACAGATGAGACAATTTACTTAGATATTTTGTGGGAGTTTGAATATGAAAATATCCCCCAACCTATTCAATCTTATATCGTAGCACGTGCTGCTGCTATTGTATCAAGTAGAGTTGTAGGTGATCCTAATCAATTCCAAATGTTACAACAGAAAGAAGCTTATGCTAGAGCAATGGCTCTTGAGTATGATTGTAATCAAGGCGATCATAGTTTCTTTGGTGCACCAGAAAACGGTAACTACTACAAAGCTTACAGCCCATTTAATACCCTGATTCGATAATGGCAGCAATTACTCAATTAGTTCCTAACTTCCTAGGTGGTGTATCTAGGCAGAATGACGACAAAAAATTACAAGGTCAGGTATCTGAGTGTATTAATGGTTATCCTGATCCTACCTATGGTCTACTAAAAAGACCTGGTATGAAATACATTGATAAGCTAAAAGATGCTGGTGGTAACCCGTTTAATAAAGCTGCACTAGATGGTGCTATTTGGACGTATATTGATCGGGGTGCCAATGGTTCTTATGTAGCTGCAATCAAAGGTACAAATGTATATGCTTGGACTACAGATACTGGTACGTGGTGTACAGTTACCAATACAGGTACTGGGTATTTAACTGGTACAACCTCGGATCATTATCATTTCCGTAGCATTCAAGATACTACCATTGTTACAAATAGATCAGTTGTCACTGCTATGGGTGCACCTGGTACGTTTGTTGCTAATTCTGTAGCTACTCTTAGGTTAATATCACTTGTATCTACTTATAACTACACCGTAACCATTCAAGGTATAGATTCTGTGTCTACTGCACAGAACAGTACAACCTTTGATGACATGTTGATATATGATAGTGGTA